TTTCATTACGCTTTCTTTTGTTATCTTCTAAAAGCTGTGTAATGTCTTGTTTTAAAGTATATCCAATACCACCATCTTCAGTATCATGTGTTTCCTCTACAATACCACCTTGATGTATCTCTCTATTATATTTACGCATAAATATTTCCTATTAACACTTCCATTTTCTCAAAGCTAACGCCTTTCTAGTTGGTCTTCCTTTAGAATCTTTCATTGGTCCTTTAACACCGCTCATTCTTGCACAAAAAGATTTTTTCCTAGCTTTTCTTTTTCCTTTAGGTTTGCTTTCTGTAACTGGTGCTTTTAAATTAGAACCTGTTTTTCTGTTATAATAAGCACGACCTTTAGCACTCAAACCTCCACTTGGGTTTTTGTGCTCTTTTCTCATGCTTACGCCTTTACGCCTAACTCTTACCTTAGCCATTATCAACGCATCCTAGCTGTTTTTTTAGCAATACGCTTTGGTTGTTTAGAATGTTGTTTGCCTTTTTTAGTATCAGCTCTTTTCTTTCTTGTTGTTGCTGCATACTCAGCAGAGGTAAGATTTTTTATAGCACGAGCTGGTAAATATCTTTCACCTGTTTCAGATGATTTTTTACCAGACTTTGTTCTCCATTTTTGTGAAGTCCATTTTTTTAAAGACTTTTGACTTTTTTTAAGAGCCATTAGCTTTTATAACCTCCACCTGCTGCTTTGTATTGTTTAGCTAACATTTGAGCCTTTCTAGCAGACCATTGTCCAGGTTTACCACCTTTACTACCTGCCATAATTTTATTAAAAAGTCTTTTACGCATACCGGGCTGTGTATAATTACCAGCCTCATTTACTTTTGACTTAGACTTTTTTTTGACTCTTACTTTAGCCATTACCTTTTTTTACCTTTGCTTTTAACAATTTTTTTCTGCAAAGATTTAGGAAGAGTTTTTTGTTTAGCAGTAAGTTTCTTTTTTGGTCTACCTACTTTAGATCCATAAGTACCTTTACCCATTGGCATAATATTTTCTCCTAGATAAGAGGAAAGGGAGCATAAGCTCCCAATCCAAGATTAACGATATTAAGATATATCGTAGTAAGCACCATTAGCCGCTTCAGAGCGAGCTTCAAGTGTGTAGTAAGTTTCTAAAAGCATTTTTTCTGCTGAAGTAGAAGTAGAAAGTTCAGTAGTATGAATTTTCTGTCCACCAGCAGTAGCCATAGCCCATGTACTCATATCAATTAAGTACAAAGTATTAGCTTCCATGTGCTTGTTAGGAACGACGGCAACAGGGCCAAACTGAGATACATATACAGCAACTCTAGCAATAATTTCACCAGTAGCAGCATCAGTATTAACATCATCAGCAATACCTTTTAAAGTATTTCTAGTTGTGCCTATATCTTTAGCTGCTCCAGTAAGAGTAGGATTAAATTTACTCAT